GTATGCCAAAGAATCAAAGTTTACATCGGTCAAAAATGTTCCTTCTAATATCCATTTTTCCACTACTACACCTGTTGGGTCTAACATTTCTAAGTCAACATTTTTCTTATATCCTGCGGCATATCCCATACGACCTGTAACTGACTCAGCACATAAACGAATCCATTCCATTACCGCTTGTGACGCTGAAGGTCCGATTGGGTCACGGAAAGTAACTGGGAGTTCCCCCCAAGTAAATCTACCCGCTACATATGTTGAAGTGTTCAAAAACTGAATCTCGGTTGACGCAATTGTTAGCTTTGGTCTAGAAGTCGTCTCAACGTACCACTCATTGATACCAAGTGATGATGGAAATCTCAAAATCCATCTGTTCTCCCTTTTCGGTTCGTAAGGGATCGGCATTTTCATTAACAAATCAGCCATATCTTATTTTTTACTTTTTTCTTTTATTTTTATTATAAATAGTATGAAATAAAAATTTTTCTATTTACTTCAATTATTTTTTAAATTATATCTCTACTAGACCTAGTTTTATTAATACTTTAATTAATATTTAGTTTTCTTTCCTCCTCCAGTATGATAGATTTCTAAACCAGATTCATCATCAAAATGTTTCTTCATTGCTTGAACATTCCTTAAGTCATCATCTGAAAAACCAATATAAGGAACAAAATAATTACTAATCTTATTTTTCATAAATGCTTTTTCTTGTAATTGTCTAGAAAGATTTTGAACATAAGTCATAAATTCTTTCATAGCATCTACTTTTAATTGTTCAGGGTTGGCAGCCGAACCTTGACCGAAACTTACGGGGTGATATCTATTCATATCTAAATAAGATCGTACCAGTTCATCGTCAGACAAATCTTCCTCATCAGCCAATTCTCTATACTTTTTTAAGTTTTTAACCAATTCTTTCTCACTAATACCGTGTTTGTTTTTCTTAATGAGATTATAAACGGCATTTTTAAGAATAGTTGGGGTGTGTCCCCTTGCTGTGATGATTGAGAAAACCGACCCATTATTAACGGCCTCCACAAAATCACCCCACGCTGGTCCTGTAGGTGCCTTCATTGCATCTTTAAGGAATTGGTTATCACCGGGAACATTAAAGTCTCTAAAGGGGTTTTCATCAAAACCAACTATGGTGTGTCCCTCATAATCAAATGGTTCTTTTCCAATCTCAGTTCTATATTCCGCAAAATCTTCTGTGGACATACCAACAACTTTACCCTTATCATCTTTAGTATAAATCTTTGTTGGCATATACATAAGGTTATCGTCCCAATCAAAAGCATAATACTTCATCGTAGGTTTCATCTGATCGTGAATGATCTCTGAAATAATCTGTTTAACAACTTTTTTGTAATTCATATAAATAAATATCCCCATAAATAAAAAAAGGGGAAACTTTCGCCTCCCCTTTTCATATGAATATAAACCAACTTATATATTCTCAAACGATGCTCCTGTCGGAGTAATGTAGAATGTGATGTCAATAAATTCAAGTGACCTTGTTGGTTTGATATAAATCTTACCAGTCAATTGGTTTCTATCAATATCTTCAGGATCGTTGGATACAGTAACTCTAAAGTCATATAAACCACGATCTCTTCTGATTGCATCTAAGATTGGGTTAACCGCGTTTAAGAAATCTTGTCTTACTTGTGCGTCGTTTTGTTCAAACAATAGTCTTACAGACACAGCTGAAATCAATTTACGAGCTTGTAATAACAATCTTCTTACGTTGATTCTGTCAAGAGCAGATTCTCTAACTTGTAAAGTTTTATTACCCCAAATTACAGTTCCAACATCAGAGAAGGTTGCAATTGGGTTAATTCTACCTACGTAAAGAATATCTCTATCTTCTTGAGTCAACTTCTTACGAGCCTTAACACAGTTAACAATACCACGAGTGTAACCCGCCGCTGCGAACCAAGGGAATGCGATGTTATCTGTTAATGCCAAGTTTCTCGTAACCTCCGCTGTTGGTGGGATGTAGATTTGAGTGTTATTAACACTATCTCTTGTCAATACCCACGGATAGTAAGTAGCGGTGTAGTTAGAGTCAATTCCTGAGTTGTCTAAGTTGTCAACCGCCTCAGTTGGGTAGATTAAGTAATCCGCACCGTTAAGAGAAGGAACATACATATCAACATCAGGTGTTGTACACACATAAAGTGAATCCGCTCTGTTGAACTCAATCATTTCAATTGCTGACTCAACCAAGTTACTATTGTTAACATAGTCAATACCAGGTGTTACAAATACATTGATGTTAACCGCTTCAGGGTTTGCAAATGTTTGTTATCCTAACAAGTATGCGTAGTAGTCACTATTTGCAAAATCTTGAGTACCATCACCAAGAGAGATTTCTTTAAATGCTCCCCATCCTGTAGCGTTAGGGTATCTTGTAGAAGGACAAGACCCTCTTAAGAATCCGCTTCTACCTATTTGGAATTGGTCTGTATTTGTTCTCCACTCTCTGTAGATATCCCATCCGTCAAATCCACCTTGAACTAACAATGTGAACTTACGAGCGAATAATCTGTAGTATGCATTTGTTGGTGATTCTGGATCAGTAATAAATGATGAATTACCACATACGAATCTTGGGTCACCACTTGTTGAGAACTCAGGTCCGATTGTTAAACCACTTGCATTTACATCCATATGGAAACCAGCTGATCTGTAATTAAATGGTAAACCATCAATATCACAAGTGTTGATTTGATTTCTCTTACCAACATATTCAAAGTAAGATGTGTCCCAACCTAAACTGTTAGATATACCCAAGTAAGTTCTTCTTACATTATCACCTGAACTAATTAATGAATTGTCATTACCTGACGATAAACCAAATGGTGGGTTGTAAACTACTTCACCAGGGAAGTCGTATTTACCTTTGATAATTGGGAATGGTGAACTAGCTCCTGCGTAGTTTCTAAAGTTGAATCCGTTAAATCCACAAGGTAATGCATCAATCGGAGCATCATCACTCATTTCAATCATAACGTATTTAGAGTTCAATATATATTCACCATCTAATGTACCTACCTTATTGGCAACGAAGTTGTTTTCAGATGGGTTCATTGTACAGTTTGTGAATTTCTCAAGAACTATCGGGTTTGCATCTGTATCAAAATAATCACGGATTAATATATCAAACGTTAAGTTGTTATATGTTTGATTAATAATTGAAATCTTGATTAGTGTGTTTGCTGCGTCCCCATCGGATACTGTGTAGAATCTAAATAAATCGTAAACTTTGTTACCTCTTAATTCAGATACAACATAAGGGGATGCTGGTGTTTGCCATTTGTCAAGGTACCAACCAATTGAGTTTGCGTCTCCACTTTGTGCGGACTCCAAAGCAATTAAGTTAGGATTTAAACCTTTGATGTAACCTTTTCTCCAAGAGTAATTTAAGAATGATTGGAATACTTCTTCAGCAAAAATTGGAACTTCAATTCTCGGTTTTTGGAAGTTAGTAATACCAAATACTTTAGTCCAATACTCAGGGTCATTTTGAGTGAAAGATGTTTCAAATGAGAACGATGTCCCAAATTTATCCACAACATTTACCCCAAATGTTAGGTATGGGTTTTTAAGAACACTAGCGTACTGACCTGTCATATTCAATGTTACGTCTGAAGTTCCTGTTACTGAAAATGCAGGATTGTTATCAGTAGTGTAAGTTGAAACACCTCTTGATCTCAATGTACCAACCACAACATTATCATAGTCAACATAAGATGTACCTGTGTAATAGTATAACTTACCAACAATAGTGCCTGAATAACAATCAATATTAACCGGCGTAGGTGTCGGTGTTGGTGATGTATAAGGCGATGGTGTAATACACGGGTTAGCAGCCGATGGTGTCGGTGTTGGTGATGATGTTGCACCAGGAGTAGGTGTTGGGTTAGGGAAGTAAGATGTTAACCCTGATACGTAAGTAAAGAATGAGAACCCTGAATAATTTGTGTTACCTGTGTTAGTAAATAACGCATAATACCAAGAGTCATTCAAAGGAGAAGTTAAGTCAGTAACATTCAATGAAACTGAAGGAACTTCAAATACGTTAGTTTCGGCACTAAAACCTGAACCACTTAGTATATTGTAATCATCGGTATCAATAGACCCGAAGTATGCAATTTGCTGATCTTCCGCAATAGAAGGATTAGAACTTGTAATTACATTATAAACTAAATTCTGAATTTGATCATTTAGTGTTGAGGTATTACCATTAAACTCTTCATATTGTGTTAACAACATATCCTCAATTTCAGATGGGAATGATGTTTGGTAGCTAATTGTACTAGAGTCATTTGTACAACCTGTAAATGCTACGGTGAATGATAATTCTTTTGGTGTAACACAAACTGTTTCACAAGTTGCGGTATAAGTAACCGAACTTAAACACCATTGACCAATTGTTGTTGGGTCAACGTTTGCGACAGTTGTGATAGACCAAGATGGTCCAGCATCATAACCTGATAGACCAAGAATTCTAGTTACAAACAATTGGTTAGATTGTTGTAAATATGCTTTTGCGATATAAGCGGCTTCGTACTTTGGAATCTGCGTATTAACAAATTTTTCAGGTGAAGTCCCACCGAATACGGTTTGGAATTCATCAAAACTTGTAATAAAGATTGGTTCAAAAGCCGGCCCTATCAAAGTTTCCCCAGCAATACCTAAAGTAGTGACTCCGACACTTTGTGCTACAAAGCTCAAGTCAACTTCTGAAGTATAGACGCCTGGTGAAACAAAAACCTTACTGTTTGTTGCCATACTAAAAATTTCTTTTATTTATTTATTTTCCTATAAATACTTGTCAAAACACGAAAAACTTTACATTATAGAAAGTATTTATATTTTGGTAGGATTTTATTCTGCCTTAATTCTGCCCCTATGTCTAACGATAATAAGAAGATAAAAAACCTTAAAATTGATGCTGATGTTCACGGTGTCCTTAAAGGATATTGTGACAAACGTGGTATTAAAATGTATAGGTTTTTGGAGAACTTAATTATGGAAAAATGTCAAGAAAAGAAAGACATTTATGGGGAACGTTAAATTAACTTTTGACTAAAATAAAGTGATGTTGGCATATCGTCAATTAATTTAACAATATCAATTCTCAAATTATCGTCAGTGTTAATTTGTATTTCGGTAACATCATCACCATAATAATTGTCATTAATAAATACGGAATAAGATTCAACATTGGTTGACTGATTAAAAAACAAATTACAAGTATAACTAAAGAAATACTCTTGAGTGACATCACCTAAAGGATACGATAATGCAATTGTCTCAAGTTGTATTGGTTCTTGTTTCTTTTGTGGTCGTTTAACAGGTCTTTGATCAACTTCATACATTTGGAATGTTCTTGAAATTGCAGGAGTTACCTCAAAATCGTTTTCGTCCATTAAGAATCCCATCATAGTAAACTCATATTTTTGGATGTAGTATTTTCTTTTCTCCAAATCCAAAGAAGATTCGTCAGAGGATCCATCATTTATGATTGGGATATAGTGTCCTTTAATTACTTGATACGCTTGTCTTGACGCAAATGTTTCCATAACTCTTTGGTTAAGGGTATTTGCTTCCCTCATTCTATTACAGATAATTGCAACCGTAAATTTAATATCAATAGGAACTGGCTGAGGTATTTTGTATATGTCGGCACCAACTCTATTACCATCCCAAGTCGGAACTTCCATATAATAATACATTTTCCTATTAGGTATGTTGTACATTACTGAAGGATTGTTTCCGTATTTAACTTCAGGATTTCTGATTACCGTAATAAATGGGGGCTCAACATTCTTATCAATGTTTTGGAAATCCCACGTCTCAACAAACTGAGACCAGTTTTGAGTTGTTACCAAAATATCTACAACAGGAATTGTTTTACCTTCAGATGTTATATTGAATTTTTCTTTTACAAAATCTAAAAAACCACCATCCAAATCGGCGTGCAACAAAGATTTAGGAAGGTAAGTACCGTCCTTTGTGATCATATCCTTTATCTGTTCCCTTCTTGGTAAAAGAGTTTTGGGGTATGTTAAAGGTAATGTTGGTTTAACTTTTTTTGGTAATGCCATTATAATCCTCTAAATTCATTTGGTCCAACAGGAGCCGCGATTATGGTCTTATAAAAGGGTTTGTACCCTTTATATGTGTGTTTCAAATCAGATACCACACGACCATCATTAACAACCGTATAATATCTAACAAAATTTTCACTATCGTAATATCCTATATAATCACCGAAATCAATATCAATATCTAAGTCGTTTAAAGTTTTAATATAAACCGATATGGTAATATTACCAGGTTCTAATTGATCTATCCTTGTTGATCCTAACATTTTGTTTTCGGGTGATGCAATTCCAACATAAGCATTGAACTCAACTGGTGGTAAATACTTAATACCGTCTTGAACCGCTTCGCCATAAACATCATCGGTTTTAATTTTGTTTTTATCTACTCGGTATAATACACAAGTGAAGTTCATATCACCAACTAACCACTCTTGACCCATCCCAACCTCAAGGTTAAAATCGTTCTCACCAAAAAATTTACCTAATCTACTAATTGGAACACTACCATTCATATTGATGTTTTATTGATAAATATTCTTTTTATGATTATTTTTAATAAAAACAAATTTTGGATAACGCTAAATCACTCATTGAACATAAAGCTTTGGATCTACTTGAGGTGTATAGTGGGGCAAATAACTACATTCTATATCTAAAACACAAGAAAGAAGTTTCAAGTAAATTTTATCCAACAAGAAATCAGGCTGAATATATTACCACATATTATAACACCCCACCAAAGGTTGCTCGTAAATGGGTTGAGTTGGACACATACTTCGCAAAAAAGTTTGCTGAAGAAAGATATCTACTACAAGTTCCCGAACAAATTTACGTTGAAAAACTTTTGGTTGAAAAAGAAAAATCATATCACGTTTGGGGAAAGTTTTTTGATTCAGACAAATTAAGTGAGTTTTGGGTACCAAAGTCGGCACTCATCAAAACCCATAAAGTTGAGTCCGTTACTATTGACTACACAAAGTATTCTCACCGACCACCGTT